AAGGTGGAAGTGACTGTCTTGGCGGTCTCCCGCACCGTCTCCATGGTCTGCTTGACGGTCTTGGTGCCGTCCGCAGCCACCTCTGTGATGGTCTTGACATCCTTCAGCACACCATCCACCATCTGGCGGGAAGTCTCGGTGATGGTCTGTTTCTGCTGTGTAGCACCGTTCGCCATCCGTTCCGTGACGGTCTCCACGGTCTTGGCCACGCCATTGGTGAGGGTGGTGGCGCTGTCGGTTACGGACGCGACCACGGTCTTGGCTGCGTCCTTGACCTTCTTATTTCCGCGGTCGAGACCCTGCGCCAGACCGTTGCAAACCTGCACGCCGATCTCGTCAAAGACTTTGGACGGAGAGTGGATGCCCAGCCGCCCCTTGACCCCGGAGACAAGGCCGTTAATGCCGTTGCTGACCCACTTGGCCAGGCGGTTCCATGCACCCTTGATACCGTTCAGCAGGCCGCTGACGATGTTCTCGCCGATATGGCCCCACTCGTCCATGCTGCCGTCCCACACGCCCACCAGCTTTGCCACGCAGGCAAGGGCGGCCTCCGCCAGATTCTCAAGACTGCGGACGATGCCGTCCACCAGCGTGGTCAGCATAGCTGCACCGCACTTGAGGATGTCCGGCAGATGGGCGATCAGGGCAGCTGCCCAGTTGGCGATCAGGGCAGCTGCCGCCGTGATGAGCTGGGGCAGGTTATCGGTGATGCCGATGACGAGGCTCTCCAGCAGCTGCATACCGGTGTCCATGATCTCGTCTGCGTGGTCGCCGAGATAGAGCATAAACTCTGCAATGATCTCGGTGGCGCTGGTGAGCAAGGCGGGAGTGGCATTGATGATGCCTTGCGCGAGGGCTGCCAGAACCTCAGCACCGGTGTCCAGCATGACAGGCATCGTGTCGGTCAGGTTCTGGGCCAGCTGGGTGATGATCTCCACGCCGGTGGTCATCAGCCCGGGCAGCTGCTCGGCAATGCCTGCCGCTAGATCGGAGATGATCTCACCGGCAGCGGCCAGCATAGCTTCGGGGCCACCCTCAGACAGGGCGGTGGTCAGCTGGGTGAGGCAGTCTGTGCCCCACTTGACCGCTTCAGTCAGGGTGGGTTCCAGCTCATCATAGACGGCCAGCTGCATCCCCTCGAACGCCGAGGACATGATGGTCATAGCGCCCTGCAGATTGTCGATCTGAGTTTCAGCCATCTGCCCCATGGCACCGTCGGCGTTATCAATCTGGGCGGCCAAGGTGTCCCACTGTTCGCCCTGCGCCGCCAGCAGGCCGTTGACGGCGGCGAGGTCGGTCTTGTTGAACAGCTGGTTGATGATGCTATCCTTCTGGCCCTGCGTCATGCCATTCATGGCGCTGTTCAGGTCGCTCAGAATGTCGTTCAGCCCGCGCATTTTGCCCTGCGAATCGTAGACTTGCAGGCCCAGCTTCTGCATCTTTTTGGCTGCTTCGTCGGTGGGAGACTGCAGCGACAGGATGATGTTGCGCAGATGGGTACCGCCCTCCGCGCCCTTGATGCCCACGTTTGCCAGCAGACCCAGAGCAGTGGTCAGCTCGGTGGTGCCGCCTTTCAGGTTTGCGGCGGTGCCGCCCACCGTCAGGATGGCTTCACCCAGCTGCGAAACGTTGGCATTGGCCTTGCTGGCCGCCATGGCCAGCTTGTTGCCGAAGTCGTCCACGTTCTGTTTGTTGGCCTCGATGTTCAGCGAGGCCATAGCATCGGTGACGAGGTCGGAGGCGTAGGCTAAGTCCATGCCGCCTGCCGCAGCCAGATTCAGCACGCTGGGCAGCACCTCGGCGGCTTTGTCAGCGTCATAACCTGCCAGCGCCAGATAGTTCAGCGCGTCCGCTGCCTGTGTAGCGGTAAATTTGGTGGTGCTGCCCATCTCTTTGGCGACCTTGGTCAGATTGTCGATCTGATCCACCGTGGTGCCCATGGTGGCGGCTACCTGGGACATGGACGCATCAAAATTCATGCCGACGCTAACCGAGGATTTTGCTAGACCCGCCAGCTTGGTGGCGGCGGTCTTGGTCAGGTCGGAAATCAGATTACCAGCGGCAACCGTCATGCTGGATACGCCTTTGGTAAAGCCGCTGGTGTCCAGCTTGGTATCGCCGGTAATGCTGTAATCTGCCACGTGTGTCCACCTCTCAGTCGTGAGCGCGGGCACAAGGGCACAGGCTTAAAGTTTTATCTCGATTTCCCGCTTACAGGCGGGATTTTTGCATTTTACCCACACGCCGACAGCTGCGGCGTGCGGTTCTGCCCATACCGGCAGCGGTCTGCCGCAGTGCGGGCAGGGGATGGGGGCGCGTTCAGCGGCCACGGAAACGGGCAATGAAGCTTGCATTGTGCTCTTCGACGGTCTGCGCACGTGCTGCACCCCCTCTCAGCTCAGCGGGCAGGGCAAAGCGTTCCCGCTGCTCTTCGTAGATGCGGCGCTTCTCCGGGTCCATGTCAGAAAGGTCTGCGGTGCGCCAGTCGATGATGCGGCTGAACATGCAGTCCTCGCCGATCACGCCCCGCAGCAGTGCCCGGAAGCGGAACCAGTGGACGTGCTCGGTCGTCAGGTCGATGCCGTACAGCCGCTGGAACGCCGCCACGATATACGGAGCGTCGCACTGGTAGTCAAAGGGCAGTGTAGCTGGTGCCTCCGAAACGCCGGAAGTGCCACCGCCGGATGCCGCCTTTTCACCTGCCTGATAAAATTCCAGCAGGTGCTGGTAGCCCTCAAAGAGCATCTGGTCGTCCGTCAGAAAGCAGTGCGGGTCCTTGTAAAAGCGCCAAATTGCACTCCGGGCAAAGCCCACCGGGTCGGTGTTAACACTGCCCCGGACATAGGTGTTGACCAGCCAGACCATTGGCCGGAAATCCGGGATGATCTCGTATCCATGCCACCGGGTGGGCAACTCGTCCAGCAGCAGATCAGACATGGCGCTCTGCGGCGATCTGCAGTGCGTATGCCGCCAGCTGCTGCATGGCATCAGGATCGTCCCGCAGAGCGTCTACGGCCTGCCGGGCATCGATCAGCTGCTCGGTTTTCTGCTCGTCGGTCAGAGCGGGAACCACCACGTCGGGCTCACCACCGTAAGAGACCTCAGTCTGACCACGGATGAAGGTGTCCTCGGTTGTAGTCTTGGGCGTAGAAATGACCTTGTAGGGGACGGTCTTTTTCTGTTTAGCAACGGCACGGCGCTGCTCGCGGTTCATGGGCATTGCAGCCGCCTGCTTTACGGTGGCCTGTTCTGCGGCGATGGCTTCCTTGATGGCGTTCGTCACACGGACACAGGCACCAAAGTTGTTTCCGTCAAGACCCAGACGTTCAGATGCACCCTCGCCCAGCAGCTCGTCGAAGTAGCCCATCATAAGGCGGCACTGGCCGCGCAGGATGTCAGCAGTGCCCGTATGCGAGCGCTTGCTCTCGCGGTCAGAAGCCGCCTGCATGTGCTGCTGCGCCGCGTCCATACGGTCGAGGTCGTTAGCGTTCAGCGCCGAAAATTCAAATTCCTGCCCACAGATGATCATGTATCTGTACCTCCTATAAAATGCGCCCCTGCCAGAGGTGACAGGGGCGATATTGGTTTTATGTTACGCGGTGACGTCGGTCAGGTAGTTAAAGTCCTTGGGCGTGCCGACGGCCTTAACGTCCACCGCAAAGGTGGCGGGGGCGTTTGCGGAGCCGCCCACGTCGCTGGTGACGACCAGAGAAGCATTGCCCGTCTCGCCCTTACCGGTGCGGACGCTGAAGTAAACGTAGGGTACGATCACGTCCTTACCGGTGCCGTACTTGATTTTGTGGCTCAGCACAAAATCCTGAAACGCGTCGCCTACGCAGCGGTTGCCGTTGACAGCAAGGGTGCGCTGGGCGCCGGTCTTGGTGGTGACGGTACCGGTGCGGATGAACGCCTCGTCCGTGGTGGAAGCATTCAGGGAGCCGGAGTGCTCCTTCACGTGGTCGGCGCAGACGATCCATGCGGATTCTTTGGCCTGCTTGGTTTTATCAGTCTGAATGGCGAGGATGAAGTCGTCGGTGTTCTCCTCGCCTGCATAGTCGGCGCTGGGCTCGATGTCCTTCTCGGACTTGAGCGCGGCCAGAGTTTCGGCAACAGTCATAGATTATCTCCCTTTCTGGTAGTACTGGAGTTGAAGTTGGATCTGGAAGCGGCAGCTGCTGGCATCCTGGCTCATGATGTATCCGGGGGACAGGCAGACCACCTTTTCGGCCTTTTTGCCGTCAGACAGCGCCGGAAGGTTCCGCCGTCCGGACTGTTTCTCTACCCACTCGGCAAATTCATCCCAGAACGCGCTGTTTGCGGCCTGCTGGACGACCTCGGGCGAGTAGACCATGCGGGATGCCAGAACATAGTTCTTCGCCCGGCGGCTGCCGAGGAAGAACTGCTCCAGCACCATTGCCGTGGGTGTAGCTTCCAGTGAGAACTGCATCTGCCCGGTGTCGGCACCCAGATATTCGATGGAGAACACAACATCCCCGTTGTTGAGCGTCGTTGCCAGCGGGCAAGAGGCCAGCCAGTCCAGCATGGCTTTGATGTCTGCGGTCTGGCTCATTTGTTGACCTCCTTAGCACGGGTCTTGACAAACTGGATAAAGTCCTCTTTGTGGTCATCTACGCAGCGCTCACCCCAATGAGGCCCGCAGCCGTCCTCTCGGACACCCTGCCCACAGGGCAGACGGTAGTACTGCGCGGCTGCGTAGGGCGTGGTGTGCCGGATCAGGCCGCTGCCCAGCACCGTACTGTCCTTGGCGCTGTCTCGCAGCGCCCCAGTGCGTACCGGGACATAGGGTGTGACCAGCCGGATGAACTCGCCGTCCGCTTCCTTCTGCAGGCGCTGAAAGCCTGCCTCGGTGCGGTTCTGGAAGTTCGGGTCCCAGTGGATGCCGAGGTTGATCGGGCCGCTCATCCTGTCACCTCCACGTACCAGTGCGGGCAGCGCCCGTCCCGGTTATCCTGTACGCTGGTGACGGTGCCGACGTGTCCGCTAGGCAGCGTTACCTTGTCCTCCGGGGCCAGCGTCCAGTGACAGGCCCTTGCGGCTTCGTCTGCGGCCTTGAACGCGGCAGGGTCGAGAAATGTGCTTGCTGCGTCCAGCGGCGATTCTGCTGTGCTCTGCGGGGCTGCTGTGGAGTGGCCCGGAAAAATGCAGATCTCGGAGCTGCTTTTCGGGGCGAAGCCGGAGCCTGCACCGGACTGTGCGCCGGTACCGGCTGCGGCCACCTCGCGGCAGCTCACGCCAGACAGCACCGTGGTGTAACTGGTGCTGCCAGTGCCCTGCCGGATGCAATGCACCAGCGTGACACTCTTTGTTGCGAGAAGAGGTTTGCGCATGGCGGGCCTCCTCTCAGCGTCTGCGGGGCGGGTGATACACGCCGCCCTGATACAGCATCCACCGGGTAGACGGCGCGGAGAGCACCTCGTCCACGATCTGGCTCTGCCGTTTGCCCAGATACGCCTGCATATCCATGCCGCTGGCATAGCTCTCGGTGTAGCCGTGATTGTTCACGCTGGTCACACCGTCCCAGCTGGCGCTGACCTCTTCGGAGAGGGCCACCAGACGGGACTGACACTGTGCCAGAAGCGCCAGCTGTTCGGGCTCTTTGGCAAGGCTGGCGCACCAGCGTGTGGCGCTCTCGATGAAGAATGCCGCGTCCACCGCCCGAGGGGTGAACTCTGCCTCGGTCAGCGCAGATCCGGGGTGCTGCGCGAGGTACTCAGGGTAGGTCAGCCAGCTGTCCATAGGTTACTCCTCGGCAAAGTTTGCCTTGGGGATGGTGATCTTGCCCATGCGCACGTTCTTGTGGTCGAACTTCAGCGCCCAGTTTGCCTTGTTGGTGAACTCGTCATCCGTCGGGGTGGGCTTGTTGATCTTATCGCCGTCAAAGGAGACACCGTTCGGGTGCAGAATGAAGGAGCGGTTGTTGTACAGGATGTCGGTGCCGCCTGCCTTGGCCGCATCATACTCGGTGTAGTCCGGGG